ACCTTGTTATTTGTTTTTACTAAATAAACGGGAAAATATGTTATATTTTTTTCCTCAAAATTTTTTTTTGCGTGACCTACCGCAATAATAATGTCCACGTCTTTTGCTTCAATCTCGTATAAATTTGCTTCTTTTTTAAAATCATCGGGGTCAACGCTTTTTAACTCTGGATAACTAAGACCTTTATCTAATTTTGATAATACCATCTATATTTTATAAAGATAATTAAATACGTTTAATTATGTTTATCCCCAAATAACAAATTTTTTCATCATCTTATCATTCTTTAATTCACTTATATAATACCACAATTCTTTGCGTTTCATAGTAATTTCTACATTTTCCACGTTTTTCTCAAATAACAATATCTGTTCTATAATATCTTGCTTTTTGAGTTTATTTGTCCGGACGTCCTTTAAAATATCATAATATTCGCAAATTAACATTAATTGTTTAACGTTATAATTCATTTCATAATCTTTCATCTCCAAAAAAATGTCGCCGCTTTCATCACCAGAATTGCCATATATTTCAAGTTCATTAAGCTCGTTTTGCAATTTATAAAGGTCCATTAATTCATCGTCGTTGCAACCCATTTCGTCATTTAAAAAAAAGGTTATATTTTCTTCATTTTTTATATCCGCCATCTAATAATAATCAAGATTTGTTTAATATTATTATTTGTACAATATCTAATTGTAGAGTATCTAATTGTATAGTAAAGTATTATTTTTACATTTCAATCAAATCCATAAATTTGAAGATTGCCTTGCTTGACAAACTTGGGTAAGTCTTTGCCTTGCAATTTGCCAACTTTTCAATTGTCGCAACAAACTTATCTCCATCAAACACTTCATCACACGTTTCAAAGAGCTGCTTGTTATATGAGAACAAGATTGAAATGTTCTCAGTAATTTCATCAACCTCGTTTTTCTTGTTATCTTCCTTTATAAATTCAACCAACATTTTCAACAATCCGCACGTCATGCATTGCAACTGACTTTCGCTAATTATTTTATTTATAGTAAGATTTACAAAGAACAAACTGAGCGCCTTTCTCCTTTCATTGTCAAGATTTACTTTGCAAAACTTGTCGTAATCCTTCTCTGGGTCAACGTATTCAATGTTGTTAAATAGACCCATAAAAGTTTCTAAATTCTCTTTAAATATATCCTTCATGACTTCAAAATTGCCTATCAATTTGCAATACAATTCAGCGTATAGTTTTGAAAATAAACGATTATTGGATGCAATCTCAAAAATTGAATTTCCAATGCGCGTCATGTCTACGCCAGTAGTTTCTTCTTGAATAAGTTGATTCAAAATCTCCAAAATATTATCACACGCCTCCACAAATGTCTTGTCTGTCATTTTATTAAGCCAAAAACGCAACAAATCAATTTGCGCATCAATACCAACCTTTTGTTCAATCTTTGTTGTTTGAAAGGTTCTAATTGTCTCCCAATCGGCGTCATTAAGAATTTCATTCGGCTTTCCTCGCTTTTTTTTCTTGAAATCCCCCAACGCGTCGGGAGCAACCTTTAAAATATTTTCGCGCTTTTGAAATGTGGGAGTTTTAATGTAAGTAGGTGAGCCAACCTGCTGCGATAATTCTGTAATAATCAAAAGAGTTTCTTCAGGAAGTGCAATGTCAAACCCGTTGAATGTAATATCGTTAAAATCTTGCAGAGTATATCTCATTGCCATCGTCATGATATTATTGTATTTATTATAGTTCCATTTATATCAATTTTTTTTTATATATTTTGCACTAGACTTATTTGTTATTAATGTAAAAAAATTGATATTAAATAAAATGTATTTAAATATAAGAACGGTAATATATTATGTCGCTTGAAAGAGATAACAACGCAACGCCTATCGAAGAGGAAGCATACGATTCTTCTTACGAAATAAATAATTGGGATGAATTAGAGATTGATACCAATTTGCTAAGAGGAATTTATGCTTATGGGTTTGAGAAACCCAGTCCGATTCAGAAAAAGGCAATTAAACCTATTATTATTGGAAAGGATATTATTGCGCAAGCCCAATCAGGTACAGGGAAAACGGCAACCTTTACTATTGGTGCTCTGTCGCGCGTAAATACGGAAAGTGATACCACTCAAATTCTATGTCTATCGCCAACAAGGGAGCTTAGCATTCAAACCGCAAATGTTATGAAGGGTATTGGTTCAATGATAAAGAATCTCCGCGTTCAAGTATTGGTGGGCGGTTCATCTATTGACGAGGATATTGGAAATTTGAAGGGAAATGTTCCGCACATTATTGCTGGATGCCCTGGACGCGTTTATGACATGATGCGTAGAAATCACATTCTTTCCAAGAACATTAAATTAGTGATTCTTGACGAAGCTGATGAAATGTTGTCAAGTGGATTTAAAGAGCAGGTGTATAATATTTTCCAGAATTTCAAGTCGGATATCCAAGTTGCGCTGTTTAGTGCGACGTTGCCCGACCACATTAATGGTATTACTAGCAAGTTTATGAGAAACCCCGTGAGAATTCAAGTAAAGGCAGAGCAGCTAACTTTGGAGGGAATTTCGCAATACTATGTCGCGGTAGAAGATGATCGTCAAAAGTACTTGACGCTGAAGGACTTGTATAGCTTTATGTCGGTATCTCAGACTATTATTTATGCAAACAGCATTAAGCGAGTTGCTGCGCTATACGATGCGATGATTGAGGACGGTTTCCCTGTGTGCCGAATTCATAGTGGAATGGACAAGGCTGAACGTGATAAGGCTTTTGCTGATTTCAGGACGGGTAGTTATCGTGTATTGATTTCATCTAATGTGACTTCGCGAGGCATAGATATTCAACAGGTGAGCTTGGTAATTAACTTTGACATTCCAAAGTGTGTACACAACTACTTGCACCGAATTGGTCGCAGTGGTCGTTGGGGAAGGAAGGGAGTTGGTATCAATCTGATTACTCGGCGCGATGTTTCAAAGTTGAAGGAGATTGAGGCGCATTACTCTACTCAAATTAATGAGATGCCTGCTAGTTTTGATGGGTTGGCCAAGTAAATAATGAAACAAATAAAAAGAAAAACAAATAAAAATTCGCGTAAAACAAAAAGAAAATAACTCTATATTTGATATAATATACAATGTCCATATCCAATATAGAAAAAATAAACACACACTTCAAGTTGCCAATTTTTTATAATGAGAATAAAACGGAATTAAATAAGAACATTGCAACAGATTTAGAACTAATAAAAACAATTGACCCTTCAGCCGGGTCTCCGTTATATCATTACGCTTTTCAACCCAAGACTGTCTTTGCTGAGAAAGTTGTTGAGCAAATGGCAACTTGTTATACAACCGACACCAAGTTTTTAAAAGAGACTCAGAAACTTTTATCCACTTTATCCACTTTTGGGAAAAGTGGAGCAAAACCATTAAGCGAAGAATTTTGCTCCACTTTTGATAAAAGTGGTAAAAGTGGTATAATTGACATATGGGATGAGATCAAAAACGACAATGGATTCAAAGAGAAATATCATTATATTGACTGGCCAATGTGGGAGCATTTAAATAAATCAGAGTATTTTCTTCAAATCATGAGTGTATACAACCTAGCAGCACCAGTTATTTCACTGTGCGTGCCATTTATAATACTTATCATTCCTTTTTTTGTAATAAAAGCAAAAGGTCTCAGTCTTACTGTAAATGAATACGTCCAAATACTTAAAACAATTGCAGAAAATCACGCTATTGGAAAGCTATTTACAAAATTTCAAAGTGTTAAAATAGAAGAAAAAATTTATATTCTACTGTCTGCAGCGTTTTACCTGTTCTCTATTTATCAAAATGTACTAACTTGCACGAGATTTCATCAAAATATGAAAAAGATACATTCGCATTTACATGAAATTAAAGAATATATTGTAAACACCGAGGCAAAAATGTATAATTTTTTATTATACTCATCGGAATTGTCAACTTACGAAAAATTCAACACAAATTTAAAAGGAAAACTGTCAATCCTTGTATCGTTAAGAGAGAATCTAGAAAAAATTACGCCATATAGCTTATCATACAGCAAAATCGGCGAATTGGGTCAGGTATTAAAGATTTTTTACGATATTTATGATGACGAAAAATACAACGACGCATTCTTGTATTCATTTGGATTCAATGGTTATATTGAAAATTTAGAAGGTCTAATTGAAAACATTAAGAATAAGCATATAAGTTTAGCAAAATTCACTGCAAAGAAAAAATCAAATACATTTAAAAAGGCTTATTATCCCGCGCTCATTAATAATAATCCGGTCAAAAATTCATTAAAATTCAAAAAAAATATAATAATTACCGGACCAAATGCTTCAGGAAAAACAACTATTCTAAAAACCGCATTAATAAATGTTATTATTACACAGCAGTTTGGTTGTGGGTTTTACGAAAGCGCAAATATGGCTCCATATAAATACATTCATTGTTATTTAAACATTCCTGATACATCGGGTAGAGATAGTTTATTTCAAGCTGAAGCAAGACGATGCAAAGAGATTATTGATGTTATTCATGAAACCACTTCTAAAGATGCACATTTTTGTGTATTTGATGAATTATATTCAGGGACAAATCCAGACGAGGCGGTGTTAAGCGCGAACGCATTCATGGCTTATTTAATTAAGTATAAAAATGTAAATTGTATTTTAACGACACATTTTATAGACTTGTGTAAAAAGTTAAATGATAATTCCGCTATAGAAAATTTTCACATGAAAACAGAAAAAATGGGAGAAGATTTCAGATATACTTATTTGTTGGATAAAGGTATATCAACCGTGCGTGGTGGAATTAAAGTCTTGCATGACATGAATTATCCAAAAGAAATAATTGATAATTCGTTCGCCACAAAATAAAAATATATACACTTCTGTTAATAATGGCTTTATCTGATATATTTACTGTCCCTTTTCTTGTTTCTTTAGGAATTACTCTACTTCTTGTAGGACTTTTAGGTATGTTCTTTGTTCAACGTCTTCAGGAACAAAACCATAAAATGGCCTCTATGCTAGGACTTGTTTCAACTATGGCTGAAGAGCTAAATTTTATTAGAGGACGTTTACAAATGATGTCATATGTTCCTCAAACTGGCGGAGTTTCACAACAACAACGACAACAAGAAACAACATTTTCCCATAATTCTGATGCCGACAATTTGATTCCTGTTTCTGATGAAGATGACGATAGTGACGACGACGATGATTCCGAAGAAGAAGATGATTCCGAAGATGAAGATAGCAAAGCTTCTTCGGGTTTTGAATTTATTGCGCCGATTGAAAATATTATTGAATTAAGCTCAAATGATAATGCAGAAACTATTAAAATAATAAATTTTGGAGAGCTTGTAAATTCACAATCTGAAAATGTTGACGAAGACTTGGAAGATTTAGATGAAATGCAAGAACTTGATGACATGGATGATTTAGAAAGTGAAAACGACGAAGAAAATAATACAATTGACCAAGATCTTGACCAAGACGTTGAGTCAGAATTAACGGAAAAAGTTAATCCAGATAACTTGAGCTTTATTAAGAGTATTGATATTTCTAATTTAGAGGAACACTCAGAATCTGGAGGTGTTGATTATAAAAAAATGTCAATGACAAAACTTAAAAGTATCGCACTTGCAAAAGGTTTAATCCAAGAAAACTCCAAAGCCACTAAAAATGTTATTCTTAAAATGTTGACTTCTGAATAATTTTCTCTAATCATAATATATTATGTCTTGGGCAACATGTTACAGTGGATCTAACAATATTCATTTTGATTTTCCTCCTATTATGGCTGATGGTAGAGTTTATTCTAGTTGGCAACCAGAGGCGGTTGTGAATGATCGTATTCGCCACCAAGAAAATATAACGACAAGTTGGCAATATAGACAGTTTTTAACGCACAATGCAAGTAATATTATGAAAATTAACAACCAAGAGGCCTGCAGCGCGTTGGGTCTTCCAACTCACTTTCAAACAAATGCAACCCCATCATCTAACGTTCCTTATGCGTTCAAATCTACCTTTGACACAAATGTTCCTGGTTTTGGTTATTGCAACAGCAACTTGAAACAGCCTTATTTAACGAGAGAACAGTTGCAGGCTAGAATGATAGCGCCAATTGTTAACGCACCTATAACCAATAAATAACCAATAAATAACCAATAAGGGAATAGTATTCTAATATACGATTTAAATAATAATACACATGAATATTATTATATAACAACTTATTAGAATATGAAGGTGTTAAGCATAGACGTTGGAATTAAAAATTTGGCATTTTGTTTATTTGTTAAACCAGACGATGGAACTGGTAACTACGAAATCGCAAAATGGGATAGTATAAACCTAAGTCAAAAATCCGAATCAAAGTGTTGTGAAATAGAGAAATTCAAAGACTGCAATAAACCTGCCAAATTTATTAAAAATGGAAAATGCTATTGCTTGAAACATAGCAAAAAACAACCGTTCCAAGTCCCAACAACTGACTTAAAGCCGTCAAATATAAATAAACAAAAAATAAGTGGACTATATGAATTGGCTGACAAATATAAAGTAAAATATGAGAATCCTATTAAAAAGTCCGATTTAGCGGCATTAATTAACAATTATGTTTTTGAAAAATGCTTTGAACCCATAATAGATACAAATGCGTCAAAAATAGATTTAGTCACCATCGGCAAAAATATGAAACTGAAGTTGGATACAATTTTGAATGAACATTTGTCAACTCTTACCCACGTTGTTATTGAAAATCAAATTAGTCCAATTGCCAATCGCATGAAAACCGTGCAAGGAATGATTGCCCAATATTTTATCATGAGAAATGACAGCATCAACATAGAGTTTGTTTCAGCTTCCAACAAATTGAAAGACCAGAATGCGAGTTTAAAAACCAGTTATAGTGAGAGAAAAAAGTTGGGAGTTCAGCAATGCTTGGAAAACATTTCAAATAACATTAATTATACTTCGTGGGAAACATTCTTTAAAAACCATTTGAAAAAAGATGATTTAGCAGATTCTTTTTTGCAAGGTAAGTGGTTTATTGAAACTAAACTAGTGTAAAAAATAGTAGCAGCAAATGAAATGTTACAGTTATATGTTTAGCGTTTTGTTCGGGTTTTATTACTTTTGCGACTTTGTTTTAGTCGTTGGCGCTTTGTCTTTCTTTTTTTCCTATGACGACCTCCAGAACTTTTTAACTCTTTGATATTTGGATTTTCATTGGGCTTGGATTTTGTAATAACAATATATGCAATTGCTGCTTCGTCTAATTTAATTTGTGGAATTATTGAACTTAATGAAATCTTAAACACACCTTTTTCTTGACGATTTCCTTGTACATAATATATAAAATCTACACCCACTGAATTTTTAACAACAAAATTTGTATCTGCTATTTTTCCATTTATAATAACGTCCTCGTAAGAAGTTATAACCATTGCATGCCTTTCCCCTCTAACTTTAAGAAATAGGCCCCCATAAAATCCAAGGTCTAGCCGTTTTTTTAAATGTTCTACTCGCGAATTAAATTGAGCACCAATATCATCCACAGTAATTGCCGTTGCATAAATATCATAATTTGAATCTTTTATCTCATTTTTTAAACCATTTAAAACATTGTAAAGTGATTCGCAAATTAATCTTACGTATGGAATTTTTAAAACAGTTTCTATTTGTTTTGCAGATTTTATAACTGGAAAACAAGTGCTTTCAGTGCATGGTTTTGCAAAATTTAAAGTAAACGCAATATTTTCAACACTTATTTCGGAATTTAAATTATTATGTAAAAAATCGTCAATTATTTCAGAAGTTTTGCCTCCATTGCATCCATATTTACTAGTTATAGTAATATAAATGTATGAGTATAAAGCGGCAAATATATTTTCTTTAAGATTTTCTGTTTCGTCTCTCGTTGCAGCGTCTCCTAAACAGGATGGGTATTTTTTAAAGTATTTTTGTGATCTAGTTTTTCTAAAATTTAAAACATCTAAGTGACTTGGTTGCGCAGTATATGATTTGTATCTGCTTAAATTCTTATTAAAACATTCAAATGGATTTAAAGCACAATCTTCTTTATAATAATAACTGCATTTTTCTATAACAGCACTATCAAAATAGCGCCTGCCAATTACTTTGATAAACCGTGCTAATATTCGCGACGCAGCGTGTGCAAAACACGTCCCCCTTGATTGGTTTGATACAGTTAAAGACGTTGCTCTTGATAATTTTGGTTTAGGAATAGGAACAGGAACAATCCCCGTTAAAGAAGTCATTATATAAACGTTTAGAAAATTAAAGTTTCTAATGGTTTATCTTGACAATCTAATTAATTTTGCTTCACTTTTCTCAAAAGTGGATAAAATATAATTTACAATTCGTATTACTTAAAATTATATGTTCTTATTAAATCATAATAGATAGAATGGACAGCGAAATTATTGACATTTCTGAATTAAATATGGGAAACAGCGGACCATCTTTAAAGTCATCTAATTTTGGCGGTGGACTTGAACTTTTGATGAATGACAACAAGAAGGCCGGTGGACGCCCTTCAAGCGACATTGACCTTGATGACTTGAATAATTTAGAGAATGAATTGAATGATTTAGTGGAAGAGGAACCTGACCGAAATTTATTTGAGGGACAATCCGATATGTTTAGCAAAGGTTTTTCTCTTAATTATGACGAGAAACCTTCGGTAAGGTTTGACGATGCTTCCAAAACTATTGGTCAAGCCACAGCAGAGGGTTCTCCTGAAAATAAGACATGGGATGGTTTTACCAAGTTCAACAATGTTCCTATTAACCCTGACAAGCCTATGTCTAGCCAACCTCAAATGAGCAGGGAGGAGCTTTTAAGAGAGAAGTTCAAGTTTCTAAGGAAGTTGGAAGCTTTAGAACAAAAAGGCGTTAATTTGACTAAAAAATACAGCATGGAGTCTCCTCTCGCAGAGATGCAGGGTGAATACGAGATGATTATGGAGGAAAAGACAAAACAGAACTCAGTAAAGTTTCAAGGAAACATGCTCATGGCATGCATTAATGGTATTGAGTTTTTAAATAACCGTTTTGATCCATTTGACGTAAAGTTGGACGGCTGGTCGGAGCAAGTGAACGAGAACATGACTGATTATGACGATGTTTTTGGTGAACTTTATGATAAGTATAAGAGCAAAGCGTCAATGGCACCAGAACTCAAGTTACTGTTTCAACTTGGCGGAAGTGCAATGATGGTCCACATGACTAATACCATGTTCAAGTCTGCCATGCCAGGCATGGACGATATCTTGCGTCAAAATCCTGACTTGATGCGTCAGTTTCAAACAGCCGCGGTAAATTCCATGGGCCAACAGAGTCCTGGGTTTTCCGGCTTTATGAATAACATGATGAACCCTGAGCCCCAGGTTCCTATGACCGGTCCTCCACCACCGCCCATGGCTACTCAGGGTATAAATGCTCCTTCAAGCCGACCTGGTAACAATAGTAGTTTCAACGGCCGACCTGATCTAAATGCTAGCATGGGGCGAAGCAGTTTTAATCCCAATCAGAATGATGGAATCAATATCAGGGAGAACTTTTCAGGCGCAAATGACGGAGACAGAAGCGGCAGACGCGGTCCTGGTCCTCGCGCTGAAATGAAGGGACCCGCCGATATTTCCGACATTTTGTCTGGTTTAAAGACCAAGACAATTAACATTCAAGAGGCTGCTCCTCAACAAAATAACAATAGCATAAACATTAATGATAGCAGCACAATTAGTATTTCCGACTTGAAAGAGTTGCAGTCGGATGGTAATATGCCAAAGCGCAGCAAGAGACGTCAAAAGTCTGACAAGAATACCGTCAGCTTGGACATCTAAAAAAAATTGACCTAAAATTTTAAAACTGGTAAATTCCAAAGATATTCAGGATGTTTGGAATTAAAACCGCGTTATTTATTCTTAGCTGTTTTGCTACAAAAATCTATAGCAAAACAACTGTCATGGTGGTGCTTGGATGCGCCATTGAAGACGTTCAACAAGAACGCGTTTCGGCGGCTCTGAATTACGCCGTGTCAATAGAAGATTCGGATATTGTATGGTTTGTGACTGGTGGAGTTAAAAATGCCGTGATTGCAACAGAGGCAGAACAAATGAGAGAAAAAATTACAGGGTCCAAGGGAAAAATTGTATTGGACAACAAGGCCAAAAATACTGCAGAAAATTTTGCTTATTTGAAAAAGTGGATCTCCGAGTCATACGATGATGCGGAATCTGTTGAAATTGTTGTTACCACGTCAGATTTTCATCAAGAACGCGCGTCCAAGATTTTCAACGGCATATTTACAAACAATGCATCAAAACTTGATTGGAACTTGAGCATTAGTGAAGGCTGTGCACATTGCTGGAGTGATGAGAAAATCCACATGCAAAACGTTGCCATTGATGTAAAAAATGCAGTGCGCATTTTGGCGTGAATAAACTACAAGACGCGCAACATAAATAAACACACTCATATAAAGCAAATTATTAAGAGTTATAATTCATTTATTATATTGGCTGGTAAATATAATAAATGAACGATGAAACAAACAATAAAAGAATAATTATGGATAAGAAAGATTACAAGATGACCAAAATAAAGAAAAACAGTTTTTTGTTTGAATATGACATTGAAAATAAAAACGTTTTGCTAGAAAAAATTATTACGTTAGATTTTATTACAATTATACACGAAATAAACAAAGCAGATATATTTGAAGACTTTTATTTAGAAAAACATTCTGATAAATCTGCAACGGTTTTTATATTATTCAAACACTTTTTTGACGATTTTGGAATTCCGCAAAAATACGCTCACCTTGACGTTAAACTTGAAAACATAACCAACCAAATTATTTTTACAACAACAACAAATAACAATTTACCAAAAAGAAACTTAAAGCCGTCCGTGGAACTTTTGCAAATTTCACACGCAACTACTACGTGCAATTTTATTAATCCTTACAAAGCAAGCATTAAAACGACTGCAAATTTTTACAACACAATTGATTTTCCAGAGTTTGTGGAAAAAATGGCAACAACGATTATTGGAAAAATATTTTTGAGATCCAAACAATTTATAGAGAAAATAAATATAACATAGATAAAGGATGTTTGCAATATTATAT